CCGGTGGTTCGGGTTCGGGTAAATCACTGTTCATGCAGAATATTGCTTGTAACTGGGTGTTGGCTGGTCTCAATGGCGTTTATATCACACTAGAATTGAGTGAAGAACTAACCGCAATGCGTATTGATAGTATGCTAACCAATACAGCAAGCAAAGACATCTTTAAAAGTATTGAAGATATTGAAATTAAAGTAAGAATGGTTGGTAAGAAAAGTGGCAAGTTCCAAATAAAATACTTGCCAGCACAAAGCACTATTAACGATGTTCGTTCATATTGTAAGGAACTACAAGTTCGTACAGGACGTAAACTTGACTTTATCATGATCGACTATCTTGACCTACTCATGCCAGTTAGCGCCAAAGTTAGTCCAAGTGATTTGTTTGTTAAGGACAAATATGTGTCGGAAGAAATTCGTAACTTTGCAAAGGAAATGGATATTCTACTTGTTACTGCATCACAGTTGAATCGTGCAAGTGTGGAAGAAGTGGAGTTTGACCATTCACATATTAGTGGTGGTATTTCAAAAATCAACACTGCAGATAATTTATTCGGTATCTTTACTAGCCGTAGTATGCGTGAGCATGGCAAATATCAATTACAGTTAATGAAGACTCGTTCATCAAGTGGTGTTGGACAAAAGATTGAACTTGAGTTTGATATTGATAGTTTGCGTATTCGTGATCTACCAGACGATGGCGAATCACAAATGTTTAAAAAACCCATCAGCAGTATATTTGATGGTGTTAAAAACAAGAGTACAGTTGTTTCAATTCCTGAACCAGAAGAAACTGGTAAAATAGTAGCTGATGTAAATAGCAGTAAGCTAAAACAGATGTTGGCTAATATAAAGCAGAAATAATAATGGTATCAGATAAATTTTGTTTACAACCATGGGCTGGATTAGATATTGATTTATCTGGTAATATAAGACCATGTTGTAAATTTCGTGAGCCGCTGGCAAAAAATTGGCAAAATCAAAACATCTATACTACTAGCATAGCAGAATATAAAAATAGCATTGGTTTACAAACTTTAAAAGAATCTTTTATGCGAGGAGAAAAACCAGATGCGTGTATACGTTGTTGGGAAGATGAAGCAGTTGGGTATGCTAGTAAAAGAATAATGGATCAAGAAAATTGGAATCTAGAATTTTCAAATTATAGTTTAAACAATTCAAATACATTATTGTTAACACTGCCATTCAGTAATTTATGTAATTTAAAATGTAGAATTTGTGGACCATATTCTAGTACGAGTTGGATTAAAGAAACTCAAGATTTATTCAGCAAAAAATATTCAACTTCAACTTGGAGTGAACAAGAAAATATATGGAAAGAAATATTAGATATTTCGAGTGAAGTTGTAGAAATACATATCCATGGCGGTGAACCTTTTCTATATGATAATGATAAGCATATTGAATTATTAAGTTTACTTTCTGACTCGCCGCATTCACATAAAGTAAAATTACATTATAGCACAAATTGCACAATATTTCCTGATGAAAAATATTGGGATTTTTTTGAAAAATTAGGATGGGTAGACATACAGGCAAGCATTGATGACCTTGGTTCACGATTTAAATATAATAGAAAAAATGCAAAATGGAATGATGTTGAACAAAATCTTTTAAAATATAAAGATACCATTATTAATAAAAAAAACATGCAACTTAGCATAAGCACAACTGTAAGTGTGTTTACAATATATTATCTAGAAGAATTTTTTGATTATATTAGTAAAAATAATTTACCAAAGCCATGGTTGGGGAAGTTATACAATCCTCCATATTATCGATGCAGTATTTTTCCTAATCAATATAAAAATATTATTTTAAAAAAACTTCAAAACAGCAAATATGAAGACATTAAAACAATTAGTAATTGGGTTCTTGCCGATGATAGTGAAAAATTGGTTGAATTTAGAAATAAAACTATTTTACATGATCAATATCGCAATGAATCATTTAAAAATACATTTTCTGAAATATATGAATGGTTATTTTAAATGATATTATTAAATGAGATTAGACATTTACATATGGAGTTTAGCAGTTTATGTAATGCTAGATGTCCTCTATGCCCAAGAAATTTATTTGGATTTCCTTATAATAGTGGATATGAAGAAACAAGTTTATCTCTTGAATTAATTAAAAAATCATTTTCTTCAAATTTCATTAATCAACTTGATCGTGGTATTCTAATTAATGGAAATTTCGGTGATTTTACTGCTAATTTAGAATCTTTACAAATTATTGAGTATTTTAAAACATGCAATCCTAATATTAAAATACAAATAAGCACAAATGGAAGTGCAAGAAATAGTGAATTTTGGCATGAACTTGGTAAATTTTCAAATATTATCATAGAATTTTGTTTAGATGGGTTAGAAGATACTCATCATTTATATCGGCAAGATACAAATTTTAACAAGATACTTCAAAATGCAAAAACATATATGGATGCTGGCGGTGTTGCTATATGGAAAATGATACGATTTGATCACAATGCACATCAAATAGATACAGCAAGGCAACGTTCTATAGAACTAGGTTTTAGTAATTTTCAACTTGAAGATCATGGGCGCAATACTGGTCCAGTTTTTGATCGTAATGGTAAATTAATTCACACTATGGGCAATTATAGTGGTTTTACAAATATTGAAGATATAATTAAATTTCAAACTGATCCAAAGAAAACCTATTCGCATAAACCATATGTACCAGTTTTAACACACAACTGTTTTACAAAACAAAGTAAATCGATATATATTGCTGCAAATGGATTAATTTATCCCTGCTGTTACATGGCATTTAATCCTCTTACATATGATCAAGGATTTAATGGGTTTATCAATCGGCAAATCAAACCATTGGTAAAAAATAATAGTTTGCATGAATATGATTTGGAAACTTGTATAGGTTGGTTTAATAGTGTAGAGAGTGCGTGGACTAAAGATAGTTACGATACTGGACGTTTAATACAGTGCGACCAAGTTTGTGGAAAAATTGAAACAACCTAAAACCTAATAAATATTCATGGAGTTTAATAATTTGCGCAAACAATCTCGTAGTATTCTTGATGAATTAAGCCAATTAAGTGTAGGCAAGAATACTGGATTAGTATTAGAAAGCCGTGCTAACCATATCATCAATAGTGCTATTAATCTCATTAATCAAATTCGTGAAACTTATGATGCACCAGAAGCAGAAGAATTAGAACGCAGACTATTAAATAGTATACGTGCACAAGAACCTGCAAAATTTGTTCGTGGGTTAAGGAAGATAAATGAAAGTCGCTGAAATAATTGTAGAAGCAAGCCCAAGCGGAACCAACCCACCATATGGCAGTGATGAGTGGAATAAAAGTCGTGATTATATTTTAAAAGTTATGAAAAAAATAAGTCCAACTTTTTATAAAGATGCTGAATCTTATAAACAAGCAGTATCTAGACTTTTAGTTCCTACTCTTGGTAATAATATTTCAGGTGATTGGGTTGCTAAAAATTTAAATGTTGATGATTCTGATTTAGAAGTCAAATCTAAATTAAGCAGATTAAATCCTTTTGGTACTGATAAGTTAGGCAAAAAATTAACAAGCTTTGCAAATGCTACAACTGTTGAATGGTATAATAATCGTGCTTCTGCTGCTGGTGCTAAAACTAGTAGTACTGGCGGCGGCGGAAGTGGCGGAAGCAGCAGTGGCACAGCAAATAACGAAACTATTGCTAAAGCTTTGAGTTTAATTGGCGTTCGAATATCGCCTTCTGATCCGCAGTTAATGAAAAAATTTGCAGTAGCAATGGCAACAAATAGTGAAAATCTTGCCAAGGCAATGAAAGAAGTTACAGGCATAGCATAACCGTACTATTTTTTACAATCAATATAAATACTATTAGCGTAATAATAAACGCAAATTTTGGAGAATTAAAATGGCAGATTTTTATCGTACAAATGGTAATGCTGGTGTAGTTGGTGATGGTAAGGGCTTTGTAAGCACTGCTATCGGTGCTAGTTTCATCGGTAAAACCCCACTAGCAATTGCTGGTTACATTGCAGCAAGCGGTGGTTCAGCACAAGACCTACGCACTGAAAGCGCAGTAAACCTTGCAATTCCAGGCATCCTAAATGCATTGGAAAGCAACGTAACTGTTCTTGCTTATCAGATTGAACCAACAACTGGTGGTAACATCAGTCTACTTCTTGAAGGTGCAAACCACCTAACAGCAAGTGACATTCAGGGTATCGTTCGTGGCAATAGCCCTTATGGTAACAATGCAGTTGACGCAACTGGTTCAGTATTCGTTAACCGTGGTTTCAAGCTAAGCTACGTATAATATATCCTAGATATATTACAAAGTTCAAGGGCGAGCAATCGCCCTTTTTCTTTGCCAAAAAAACCTTACAATAAGTAAAACTATGATTAGATGTTCTACACTATTTGATATTAGTCGCAATAACAAAGACAGAAATCAATTGCGAAATTGGCATACTTTAATTCAATCAATTGGATTAAAATCTACTCCTACTATTCATTCTTATCCTAAAAAAATATATCGAAATATAGATGAAATGGATTTTGGAAATGAATATGTTGGATTTCATAATATATGGTTATTTGACTTTGAATTAGATAACTTTGATGGTGACCTGATTACTTTAGCCAATGACATTGACTTTATACCAATGATTATCGGACTTGACGAAAGTGTAAAAAATATGCAAAGTTATACAATTTCACATGGTAGCAATAAAAATATATGCTTTTTATTGCTCTAAAACATTAATAAATATTAATTGCTAATGCATAGGATTTAACAATGGCAAAAAAACCTTACGATATTGAGCGTCAAAGTTTGGAAGCGCATGTTGACATCTGTGCAGAGCGTTATGAACAAATGGATGTAAAAATGAATACTATGGAAGCAAGACTTGTAAAAGTT